GGTGCTTCTGCTCCAGCTTCAGGTGCGGCTCCAGCTTCAGGTGCGGCTCCAGCTTCAGGTGCTGCTCCTGCTTCGGGTGCTGCTCCAGCTTCAGGTGCTGCTCCTGCTTCGGGTGCTGCTCCTGCTTCAGGTGCTGCTCCAGCTTCGGGTGCGGCTCCTTCTGGCGGTACATCTATGTTGTCATTCTTTCCACCACTCATTGGAGTTTCAACTTTACTTAAATGATAATAAATTACATCTAAAATATCTTTTCTTAAAAAATATTCTTCTGGGCTAACATCTTGTCCAGTTTGTTTAATAAAATCTCTTGATGCTCTTTCAATAAATTCTTTATATACTGAAAATCCTTCTTCTTTCGAAAAGGTATTATCTGTTTTCATTTTATCAAATAATTGTTGAATTTCTAATAAGTCATCTTCATACTTCTCATTACTTTTAATGAAATCCATTAACTCTGTTGCTTGATCTGAAAATTTAATGTCGAATGCTGCTTTATTAATAATATCTTCAAATAATTTAATTTTTTTCTTATTTTTGGTTTTCCTGAAAGCATATGGTGTTTGGAATCCAGCAACTCCTGCAGTCGTTGACATTTCTGACACTATCATTTTTCTTATAAGTTCTTTTAATAATTGAATTTTAGTCATGTTTAGTTTCCTTAATTTCTTTTAATAATTCATAATATCTCATAAGAGAAAGAATGTGATCATCTTTAACAAATTTTAATGTGCTAAATTTTCCTAGCATAGATATTGTTTCATGTAATTTAATTTGAGTTACCTTATCAGTTACATTTGGCATACATATTTCTAATTCTTTGATTATTGATGGAACTTGATATTTTACATATTCCAACAATTTTGGATTGTTAGACGCATTGTAAATATATTCTTTTAACAATTTTTTCTGAGATTCATCGAGTTGAGAACTGTATTTTTTATTGAATTTATCTACTAACAACTTGTATGTGATTAATCTTACATCTTTATTCTCACCCTCAAACTTTTCTAATATAGTTTCTGCATCTTTTTTTGTAGTGTTATTTGATATGATGTGCTCAATGATTACATATTTTTCATTAGCCACTTGTTCTGGGCTTACATCCAATTGATTCTCAAACAGTTTATATATACTTGCATGAAGTTTATAGTTGTCAAGTTTAGTATCAAAAAACTTATCTATATCATAGTGTTCTTTAATCTTTTTAATAATTTCGAACTTTTCTTTTCTTAACTCTTTTTCATTGATAGTTTTACGTGAGTTTAATACCTGCTCTAATAAAACAGTTGCCTTGTTTTCTGTTGAAAATCGATTTCTGAGTAAAATCTGATAGAGTTCGTGCTCTTTACCTAAAGTTGTTTTTTTGTTAAAAAACTCCTTAATAATAGATAATGATGGAGATAATTCTATTCCATTTATTGTGTCACTTGTCAGTTTTCTTAATAGCAATTCAAAAACGATACCACTATTCTTAATCTTAGAATGTTTATATTTCATTCGACTTAATCTCCGTTTTGTTATAATTTGTCATAAATAAATATAAGAATGTTAATCAATTATTCAATTTTTTTAGTTAAATCTAAATTAGACTCATCTAACATCTTTGGCTCAGCCTGTTCTTCTTTAATATTTAAACTTTCTGTTATTACCTGTTTAGTTTTTCCAAGTTTTAATTCATTTATTAAAGTATTAAAAGATTCCATTGGAAATGGACTTCTATTAGTATAGTTAGGTTTATAGCTTGTGCCATGCCCTAAATCTGTATTTTGTATGGTATCGAAATAGTTATCTTGTCCAAGTGGATCTCTTCCTCGTGGATGAGAATCTTGTCCATATCTCATTCCAAGTGTTTTACTTCCACCTTTTTCATTTCTTCTAATATTTGTAGAGCCAAATTCAATTTTATCACCATCGGCTGTTTTAACATCATCCATTTTGGTATTAGTTTTCATTGACTGTTCTCTACCCATTATATTCATAGTTGCTAAATCGTGTGGTGTTCCGAAAGATCTACCAGTTTTTTCTGGATCATTTCCTTCTTCTTCCATTTGCTTTATTTTAAATCTTCGTCTAACATCATCTGCAACTTCTTCACGCTGATCATCTTTCTCATCATTACTTAAATTGAATATGTTTTTATAAATCCAATCAGTCGATAATAGATTAGCTTCTTTTAAATCATTAGCTATTTTAATTTTGGTTTCAAGTAATGCAAGTTTTTCTTGCTCATATATTGTAGATGGATTGGTAAGTTGTATACTAAAGTCAACTAACTCTGCATCTGTAAATCCTTGTGCATATAAATGAACAATTGCAATTTTGTATAATTCACTTTCTACTATTCTCTGAACTCTTTCAATAGTCCTGGCAAAACGTACATCTTCTGCAGCTAATGTTGCTTTACCACCAACTTTTTCATCGAATCCTAAAAATGCTTTTGGAATTTTTAATGCACTTAATAGTTTACCCTTTAAATATTCGATATCTTCAATTGCATTAAATTCAAGTCCTTTGGTTGTCTCAATAGATGTTGCACTATCTCCAGCTCTTACAGGTAAATAAAAATCCTCTGTAATATTCATCATGTTATATTTTAAATTATAATCACCAGTTTGATTATTTATATACGGCGCCTTTTTCATCTTATCCATTACTTGACGCATGTATTCGTCAACTTGGGCTGGTGGAATATTTCCAATGTCTATTTTAAAAATTCTTTTTTCTGGAGCTCTCATGATACGATGAATTAACATCGCATCTTCCATTAATATTAATTGTTTCCAAATTTTACGTGCAGGCTCTATAGATGATCTACCATATGGTAAAAAGTTTGAATCACCCAATAATCTGAAGTGGGCTATTTCATAATTTTGATATATTGGCGCATTTGGTCCAATTCTTGTTTGAACATATGCTGCGTTTTGAACTCTAAACTGAACTGCACTTGGATTTAATGCATCCATTCCTTCTTCTCTTAAAATTTCATAAGTAGAAATTGGATGAACATTTATAACTCCATACTTTTCTGAAATATCTAGCTTTAAATAGAAATCTCCATACTTAGCCATCCCCCGAATCCACGACCATAAATTAAATTCTATATTTAAAACATCATAAAATAAATTTTTAAGAACACTCATTATTTTGTCATTTTCAGTTTTAATTGCTAATGAATATCCATACTCATTGCGTACGGTACACTCATCAGAAATTATATCTAATGCTGACGCAATAATTGGATCTGTATCCATTGAATCATAATCTGCTAAAAGTTCCATTCTTGATGCAATATAAGGTCCAGCCACACCTCTTCCATATCCACTACCGCCATAGCCGCCCTGTCCACCCAATGGTTTAAATGCGCTGTGTAATTTAGTAAATTTGTCTATTAAAAAATTGGTTTCAAGTCCACCAGATGATTGAATATGCATGGTGTCTGATACTTTAAGTTTTTTGCCACCAATATTTCTTACGATAACATCACTTGAAAAAAGTTTCTGTAATCTTGAAAATAATGTTCGATCTGCCATTTTTACCTCACTTTAATAATTAATTGATAACCTTTTATACTATATAAATATTATATTAGCCACGTTAAATCTTCATTTTTCCCGCCAATATTCCAATTCCATGCATTATTTTGCTTGGTATTTGGAGTTAAAACTGGTGCTACTTTGGTTATATGTGATAGTGCTACCTTTTGCAATTCTATTCCTTCGGTTCGTAATCTTATAGCTGTATCTCTAACCCAAAGACCAATTGCATAAGCCATAACTAAATCATCATTATATCCACTCATTGCTTCAGCTTTTGCGCCGTTCCATATAAATGTAAATAATTCGTCTATTAATCTTTTACTTCTAACAGTTACGCTTTTTTCTCTAAAGTATGTATCTAGCTTTGAAATAATTAATGGTCGTGTTCTCACCGTTGTTGTAAATCCTGCAATAAGTTGTGACTTTTCTTTTAAGTCATATCTTTTGTTTAATGATATTGACGAATCTACTAATGCTAAATCTTTTGAAGAATAAAATAAATTTGGATAATTTCTATCTATCGCTTCTTGAATTGTAGCCCATCCAATATTTGCATTTTCAATAACTAATAGTGCATTATTATATTCTGTAGCCACAGTTACACAAAACATTCCAAATTCTTTTGTTGCAATCTTTCCTTTATATTCAGCCACTTGATCTAATGTTTCTACATCTATTACTTGTAGTGTAGAATAATCATGTCCATCTCCTCTAGCTACGTCAGCACTTACAACATAAGTTTTTGAATAATCTGCATATTGCCAAATCCAATATGCGTTTTCTATGCCACGTTTTTCTACAGGCTCTTGAACAAATGTTTGTGAGTAATATTGAAGAATTTCTGGTAGAACTACACTATTTCCAGATGACACAAAATCAGCGTCG